TGGCTCTGATATATTTCACGCAACGATTATCATTGAATATTTCAGCAGCATACGATTTCATGAATCCCTCTGATTCATTCTCTCTTATACATGGAGCAAAAGAAACTGGTATATCCTCCCATTTACTGGATTGATTTGTTTTGGTCTTGACTTTGAACTCAGCAGTTATGAAGCCTTTGGGTTCGATCATTATATAATCCTCCATGATTTTTCAAACTCTGAATAAGATAATACTCTTGAGCCTCTCATGTTACGAATTACTAACCAGGCTCCTTTATCCTCGGCGATTCCCCAGGTTCCCCATTCTGGATGATCTGAGCAGATTATTGATTTTATTCCAACCAGGTGCTGGTATTTGCTATTCTTTTTTAGTTCGTCAAGTTTCATTCGAGCAGCCTCAGAAACTATGGCATCATCAGTTGGTTTCTCAAATATGCCTGTGTGGGTCATGCCATTGTAGAAAACTTGAAAGTATTTTTCTGTTGGGGTTTCTTTGATCTCGATTTCTTTGGTCATTTCTGTCTCCTTGTTTGATCTATATAATAATTATAACCCCCCTTTGTTGGACTTGTCAAGGGCTGTCATCAGGCTCTCATGAGTTCTTGCAACACCTATAATCGTCTGCTATAATGTTTCTAATAAATGGCAACAACGAAATCCTCAACCTTGTGAATGATCTAAACCAGGGGTGCCATTTCCCCTGGTAACATGAACAATAAAGGTGAGGATGAGTGGAGAATGAATGGATGATCATACATTAGTTAGGAAAGGTGAAACCACAGAGGGGGTGTTGCAAGATTTGACAGCAACTCAGCTCAAGTTTTTATCTTTCTATTTGTTTTGTAAGGATAAATCAGAGGCTGCTAAGCTGGCTGGTATTGCAGCTGGAACCGTTTACAACTGGGGAAATAAGATAGATAAGGCAAAGATCATACTCTCCATGGATAGTGTAACAGCGGTCATGGAACTGAGAAAGAAATACGTATTGAAAGCTTTGAATGTTATGGTTGAGCATCTCGATTCAGGATTACCATGGCTCCAGCATCATGCAGCAAAGGGAATACTTGAGGCTGTTCTGGGGAAAGCTGCTGAGAATAAGAACATCAACCTGAAAACAGAGAGCATGATTGATCTTGATTCAATGTCAGATGAGGAGCTGAACCAACTTGAAAACATCCTTGAAAAACATACCAACTCTGAGACAAGTTCAGATCAGTCAGGCTAAGAGGAATGTTGAGAGATTCGCTGAGCTGTGTGGGTTTGAGCTTGATGAATATCAAAGGGATTTTTTCAAGCTTGCCAATAAACAAAAGCGTCTGGTTCTCAACTGGGCAAGGCAATCGGGAAAGAGTACAGTCGTTGCGATCTATGCTTTATGGTGTGCTATCGTCAAGAAAGGTCAGCTCATTCTTATTGTGTCTCCATCAGAGAGGCAATCGGGGGAATTGTTCAGGAAGATCAGAGCCATGATGAGAATGATACCAGCTGAGATGATACCAAAGATATTGATTGATAATGTGTTGAGTGTTGAGTTCAAGAATGGTTCCAGGATAGTGGCTCTCCCAGGAAAAGAAAAGACAGTCAGATCATTCTCTGGAGTTACATTGTTGATTGAGGATGAAGCTGCCAGGGTTGATAGAGCAATGCATAATTCAGTTAGACCTATGTTGGCTGTATCAGATGGCTCACATTTCCTTTTGAGCACACCGTTTGGACAGCAGGGTCATTTCTATGATTCCCTCTCATCAAAACGCTGGGAAGTATTGACAGTAGATGCGAGACAGAACCCCAGGATTACAGAGGAATTTCTTGAGGAAGAACTTGCTGACATGGGTACCTGGTGGTTCAATCAAGAGTACCTATGTATCCCAATGCCAGATATTGATAGCATCTTTAGTCATGAGATGATCATGAACTCAATGGATGATAATATAAAACCGTTATTTGTAGGAGCCAATGGATAAGAAAGAGATGATCAAAGAGCAGTTGAGCAAGACAGCATATTTGATGTTACATTCACACCCAGGTTATGTGGTTGTCTTAGATTGTGGAGATGGTTTGAATCCTGTTGAATGTACTGGTTGGGTTTACCTGGGACAAGAAAGAAAGGAGTACCCTGATAATGTTGTTCGGTTATGATGTAGGTCAAGCAATGGATTACTCAGCCTTTGGAGTGATGAATAAGACCATGGTTGGAAAGCAAAAAGAGTACCAGGTTCCACACCTTGAGAGATTCCCTTTGAACATGAGCTATCCAGCACAGATCAGCAAGATCAAGAATAGAATCCAGACCCTGGGTGTTGAGGATGATCATACAATAGTTGTTGATGCGACTGGAGTTGGTAAGCCTGTCCTGGATATAATGGAGGTCAATGGTTTGAATGTGATCGGGGTTGTGATTACTGGAGGACAAAAATATAGGTATGATCTTGACACAGGTTGTTATAATGTACCTAAAAGAGATATAATTTCTACATTGCAAGTATTATTTCAGAACAAACAGATCAAGTTTGCAAGTGGCATGGAGTTCACAGATATATTGATCAAGGAGCTAATCAATTTCAAGGTCAAGATTACTAAAGCCAGAAATGAAACTTATGAGGCATGGAGAGAGGGAGATCATGATGACCTGGTTCTCATGCTTGGGGTTGTGGCTTGGTATGCAGTTGAATTTGGAGAGACTAATAACGTAAAGAGAAAACCAGTACAGCAGCATCCTCTGGTAACAATACAAGGACTATAAAATGGCAACTAAGAAAAGCGAACAGATAATCAATCTAACAGTTGAAGAAAGTAAACTCTGGAAAACAAATGATACCAGGTTGCAGAAAGTAAAGACCAGGTATGGAGCCAGAGATGATCAGGATAATAAGATTGAAAAGATATTCCTGATGGATTGGGATACTGATAAACCTGATGCGACAAAAGCTCCTCATATCAAGCACACAGTCAGTCCTGTTTCCAGGAGTAAAGCATTGGGAGCTATCAGGATGCTGACAGCAACAACTCCAAAGATTCATGTACCGTTTGATAAGAATGATACCCTTGCCAAGACTAACTCAGAGATGATCGAGAAAGCTGCTCTGGCTATCCTGGCACAGAACGCAAGACTAAGACAGAACTGGGCTCATTACGATATGATGACATCAGCTGTTTTGTTTGGTGAGTTCTTTGTTGGAATTGATTTGACAGTTGATATGCTTGCCAATGCTGAGGGAACTGGAAAGTCTGCAATGAAAAGAATGGAGAGGATTGCCAGCATAACTCCAGCCATGTATGAAGTGTTTGACCCAAGGACTTGCTATCCAGAATATGATGAGTTTGGTATGTCATCTATCTATCGTGCAGTAACAACAAGAGTTGGAACTGTCATTGATCGCTGGGGAACCAGGGCATTTCAAGCTGGTCTCAAGAATATTGACCGAGCCAAGACAGTAGAAATATATGAGTTCTGGGATAATGTTCATCACATGGTTTGGACTAAGGGAGCCGATAAGCCTTTGATGTTTACAGAGCATGATCTCCCAACCATTCCAATTATTTCTCAGATCACAGATGGCTCATCAATTCATTCAACCGAGACAGCTAAGAGACAGCCTTTCTTGTATAGCGTGTTGAAGTCTGGTCTTGCTGATCGTCAGAATTTGATGATGACTATTGCCTTTAGTACCATGTTTGCAATCGCAAGCAATCCAACTTTCAAGTTTACATCCAAGAGTAAAGACAGAAAGCTAACCCCAGATTATAGTGTTCCAGGTGGGTTCTTGCATTTATTACCTGGTGAAGATTATGCTCCATTAGCAAAGAACGCAATAGACCCATCAATATCTAATGCCTGGGGATGGTCAGATGATCAGATCACACAAGCGACAATATATGATGCTGCTCTGGGGAAAGCTCAGGGTGCCAATGTTCCGTTTGCAACAACATCTATATTGAATCAAGCTGGTAGATTGCCATTGATTACATTGCAGCGGAGAGGTTCTTTGGGTATTGCAAGAATCCTGGAGGCAACTTTTGAACTATTGAAACATGCTGGGAAAAAGAGCAAGGTCATAGGTTCTGATGGTGGTGTATTGGAATTGAGCCAGGATGAAATTCCAGAACCATTGATCATTGAAGCAAACCTTGATATTGATCTCCCCCAGGATATGAAGCAGAATGTTGCTCTTGCACAGAAAGCTATTGAAGCTGGTCTCATGGATGTGGAGACAGCAAGACAGATATTTGTGAACATTGAGCAGAACAAAGAGATAGATAAAAAGATTGTATGGGATGCTCTTGGTAAGGCTAAGCTTGAGATGATGATCAAGAATATATTGATGCCTCCTCAACCAATGCAAGACCCTGAACAACCTATGCCAACTGGTGGGGGTGGTAGTATTCAGAGACCAGATCAGATGGTGCAGAATATTCCAGATGGTCAGAGGAATCCTAACCAGCCAGTTCAAGGTAGTGGAGAGATAAGAGGGGAGATGATTCCCCAGGAACCCAGGGAGCCAATTCAATGATAGATAAAATGATGATGCTTGATGCTGATCTTGGAACAACAGCACAGCTCAAGAGATGGCAAGAAGAATTTGAAAAAGCTTATAATAAACCCATGAACGATATGATGAAAGCTGAACTGTGGGCTGGTGTTCCAGAGGATATGAAAGCTTTTGTCAGAAAGAGTGTGCCTAAAGCAGCAAAGAGTTTTGATAAGTTGTTAGATAATCAAGGAGCATAACAATGAGTGATCTATGGAAATATGGTGGACAATCAGCAAAGCCAAAAACAAAAAACCCAAAAAAGAGAGACACATCATTATCAACATCATTGATGCGACAAAGACCCCAGGTAATAAAGTTCAATTACCAGAGGAGACAACCAGGCAAAGGGAACGCTCCGCAATTTATTCCAAGATTTGTTCCAGAAGTAAACCGAGAGCCAGGACAAGTTGTTGAAAGAACAGTAACTCAGCAAGGTACATTCAATCCAGATGCGACAACTGGAAATGCTTATCTTGATGCGAGGCTTGGCAGAGGTGATCTTGGTGCACAGTCAGCAGCAAACCTAAACGCAAATAAAAAAGGTGGAAAGAGTGCTGTTGATAATTACCTGGTGAATAGATTGTTGAGTAGTGCATCAAGGAATACATCTACTTTTCAGGGAGCTGGTCTTTCTGATCTACCAAATGAAAAGTTCAAAAGTTTCTATGGTGCTAAAGAGGCTGGCTCAGGTTTGTCTGGTGTCGATAAAGCCTGGAACTATAAAGGTAATAAGGCTGTAACTCCCAACACACCAAGCCATGAGGACTTAGACCTGGATTCATATCTTGAGTGGTTGTATTCAGATGGTGTTCTTGGTGATGAAGAAGAACCGATCTATGGTGGGTATGGCTATGGTGGGTATGGTGGCTATGGTGGGTATGGTGGGTATGGTGGTGGCTATGGTGGGTATGGAGATTATGCCAAAGACCCTTACCGCTGGCTGTTTGGCTTGATGAACTGGAGGATATAAAATGGGACAAGGCTCTGGACTGACAGACCCTGGTAAACCTTGGGATAAACCAGCTCCGAGTAGAGGGGCTGGTCTTTCTGATCTGAGAAAACCTTGGATGTTGCCAGCTGCAAGATCAGCAAGACCGAGACAATACCCCCAGGTTTATTTCCCCAGGGGGTTTGGTGTATCTGAGAACCTGATCAACATGAACAAAGACTATATGCAATATGGTCAGGAAAGGGGATATGTAACATCAAAAGGAATAGAGCCAAAATCTTACGAGGTATTCAATCCCAGCCTTAGAGGGTATTGGGAGAATCCTCAAAGAGTAGATCGTTATTATAATTTTATAAGATCACAGCCAGAGGGGTTTGAACATCCATGGCTTGATGAGCAGAGAATAAATGATATTACTATTGCTCATGATTATCTCAAGGCAAAGAACAGCGGAACTCCAACAATAGACTGGAAACATCTTTCTGAGAATGATCCAGCGACAAGTTGGTTGAGGGGTTTGGAAATGCCTCCAATGGAGTTTATGTTTCCAGAGGAAGTTCAGGAAGAAGTTGAGAAAGCTAAGATTGCAACATGGGATGAGCTGTATCCATTTCAGCAAGCGTTTCAAACCATTGCATCTCCTCAACCATTTGGTGCATTTTCTGATGACCCATCCGAGAGACCTGAGTGGAGCAAGGGTGTTGCCAATACAATCAGATCTGGAATATCTGGTATAGCTGGAGCTGGTCTTGGTTCAACTATTACCGCAGGAGCAGCAGCAGCAGCCTCAGCAATATTTGGTTCAGCTGCAGGTACCGCAATGGTTGGAGGTTCTGTTCTATCTGGTGGAACCTTGCCTATTGCATTGGGTCTTACATTCTTTCTGGGTGCTGCATATCAATCAAGCACAGGGAAAGAGTTGCCAGTTGTTGGGAAATTACTCAAGGCATTTGATGTTGTAAACATATTCTCCCAGGGTACAGAACAAGCTATTGGTACAGCTGAGCAGTTGTTGGATGATGATACAAAGCAAGTGATCGAGAACCTGGATGCTGCTTGGCAAGCCTCTTATGCAAACTATGAAACCAATGAAAAGAGTGGGTTCATGAACGCATGGGTGAAAACAGCTAAGCTCTTGGGGATGGAGGGAGCGACAGATGAAATGGTTGCAGACCCTGGGGAAGTGTACCGTTGGGATTTAGGTATAGCTGAGCCAGTAAAATTGCCAGAGGGAATCAATACAGGTGTTCAAGCTCTCCATGATATACGAACTGCTATTGAGAATGGTGCAGACCCAGAACAAGCAGCAGGGGAGTACATGGCTCATTTTGGTGTTCAGGGGTATATGAATGACTTTTTACTCCAGAACTTGCTTGACCCAATGAACTTTGCTCCGTCAATAACCCAGGGTATAGGTGCTGCTCTCGCTAAGAAATCTGGGGATGTTGTAAGGATCGCAGCTTTCAAACCCCCGACAGTTTCCAATGTTGTTGTTGATGCTCTCCCAATGCCAATCAATTATCTTGTTACTGGATTGAGTGGCGGTAGGTTGAAAGGTTCTGGTGGGTTGATCGAGAACATCAGGGTGTATCAAAACTTTGTTGAGACAGGATTATTCCCAGGGCAAAAAGGATATGATGACTTTGATTTTGATGCTAACTATTCCCAGCTGAACAGACTTGCTGGTGATCTCACAGAGGAGGGGATGCCTAAGTGGTTTGAGCCAGCCAGAAAAGCTGATGAATATACTGGGTTGTTTCCTAATATCAGGAGAGGTCTCGATTGGTTGGGTAATAAAACCCCCAAGACAAAAGCTCTAATATCTTATTTCAACCTAACAGATCATCTCGATAATATTGTCAGGGTGGCTGGTGATAACGTGGGTATGGCTGCTAAGATCATGATCTCAGCAACTAAGGCAGACCCTAAACTTACTGGTGAGGCATTGAAGAAAATCCTGAGACCTGGTGGTGGTGAGGAAAATATTTATATAAATCCCCAGGCTTATGTTTCCCCAATCGGTTCAGCTCTTGGTACTGGTTTGAGAGACATTGATGCACAGAATAAGATACAAGATTTTTATGTAAACAACTGGGTGGTACCAACTGAACGCAGAGCTTACTTGTTCAAGGTTGCTAAGGCTCTTGGAATAAAACCTGGAGATGTACTTGATAACTTATCGAGAGGGTTTGATGTTGGAAAGACATTGAAAGAGAAAGGTGTTGAGCTTGGTATAAAAGATTTTGAGGCTGTCAATACAAAACAACTCAATGCTTTATTCAAGGTGTTCTCTGGTGATGACCCAATGCCTTATGTTCCCAAGGAGTTTATAGCAAGAATGGGGTTGATGGTCAAAGACAGTCTCCAGGATTTTGTTGTCAAGCGATTTGGATTGAAACCTGATTCAGCTTTTTATAGGGTTGCTCATATTCTCAAGGGTATGCAATCTTTGGTAGTGCTTGGATTCAACCCTGGGTACTTATTGAACAACACGCTGGGTAACTTTTCATCCAGAGCAGCCAATGGTTTGTTTGGCTTTATGTCTCACAAACAGATAGATGGATTGCTTTCCAGGCTTGAGATCAATCCTAATAGATACGATCTTGGCTTTGATGAGAATAGCAGGGTTGCTCAGGATTTAGGAATAGACCCAGATGGAAAAGTCAATAAGATATTTGCAGCAGTTCGAGGAGAGAAAGACCTGATCAATTCAGTAAGCCATGGTGTGAACAAGCTGAATGAAAGCATTGGTATATTCTCCAGGCTGTCAGGAATTGTTGAAAGAAACGAGAGCAAGCAAGCCTTTACTATTGCGACAAGATATATGATGAGCAATTTGTGGAAGCGTGGAGTAGGTATCAGACAGTTCCCAGATGATGTTGCTGCTAAGCTTGGAAAAGAACTCACAGATAAATTGTATTCCCTGGCTGAATCATCTCTCAATAATGGTGAGCTCGAGATGAACTTTTATAAGCAGGGAAGTAAGCCATCAATCTTAGGCATGATGGATAAGATCACAGAATCTCTTGTCTCCAGGGCAAATGTTATTCCAGGTGAGGCAGATGTTTACAGAGATTTGCTGGTGAAGTCTGGAATATTGGATGATCTTGATCAGAAACTCCAGGGTGCTAAAAATATTGAGGATGTGCATCAGGTGTTTACTGATGTTGGAGATACTGTGGACACCAAGGTTAGGGAGATGGTGCAGCACGATCTTGTTGTGAGAGCTGAATCAATCAAGAACAAAGTACAGGTTGAGGGTTTGACAGCAGCTATGAGCGAGTTTATAAAGATTGAAATGCAGTTCATGAGAACCTGGATTCAGCATTTCAATGATCTTGAGGATTTGTTTTCAAAACAACCCAATATGGGTAAGGATGAGTTTTCTGCTTTGTATAAATTGCAGAGAGATAAAGATGATATGCGGTTCTCTGATCTATTTGCATGGGAGGCTGAAACAAAGCTTGGTGTGCTTGAGGCTCTTGGGTATTCAATGGATAACCCCCAAGTGAAAGCAATAGTTGAATCAAACAATTCCAGAGCTGATGTATGGAGAGAGTTCTATAAAACCAAACGAGAAAAATATGAGCAGCTCTTAGATCAATCCTATGCCAATGATGATGCTTATCAGACAGCTCTTGGTCTTGTAAGAACTGAGGTTGCTGAGGAATATGATGCGATCTCTGACTTTGAATTGGCTCTGATGAAACAGGCTGATGAGGGGTTCATTGCTCTGTCAAAGAATAAAGACCTGGCGAGGAAATGGAGAGAGGGAGTTTATAAGATTCGTGAGGATATGATCTCTCGGATGAAAGAGTTTAGGCAAAAGCTAAGGGATAATCCCCCAGCTGATGTTATTGAAAAGAATCAACTGTGGTCTGAGTTTATCAAAGAGGAATATATACCCAGGATAGTTGCTCTCAAAAATGCTGAGGCTCAGATTGAAAGCATAAAGCAATCAAAGAAAACTGAGTACCATGAATGGGAAGAATATTTCTTGAACAATGCTCTTGATGAAACGGTTCCCAAACCACTGGCTGATGCAATTCGTAACGAGGCTGAGGGTATGATCTCTGAGCTTGAGGAGGGTCAGGCTGGTAGGAGACTTGCCAGGGAGGTTGATGGTCAGGGTTCAGATATGGAGTGGAGTGCTGAACCATCTACCAATACATCCTGGTATGTAAAGTTGTTCAATGAGATTTCAGGAACCAATAAAGAAACTGTTGCCAATGCTTTGAAGAAAATAGCAACTGGCAGTAAGGCACAGAATAGATTTGTTGAACCTTTGAAAGAGCTTATTGTTCATAGGTTGATTGGTGCAGAACCCAGGGGATTTGATGCTGGTTCTGTTGCTAAGGGTAATGATGTTCCAGAATATTTCTATACCCCAGAGCCGAGTGCAGCTTGGGTACTTGGGTATAAAGATGTTGCTGGTGAATACATTGGAAAAGAATTGATGACCCAGGGAACAGAGGCTGATTGGGTATCAGCTTTCCCAGACCCAGTTCAAAGAGCTGAGGTTCTTGATTATTACCTGAGCCATTTTGCTCCTAAGAATGAGATCAAAGTTATGTTTATGGAGACTGGAAAGTTTGCTGAATATGAAATTGATACCATTATGGCAATGATGGATTTCAGGGCAGAGAACTGGGCAACTCAAACAGGTAAGACACCTGGGGAATATTATGCTAATAAACTTGAAAAGGTCTTGAGAGATAATGACCCAGACAGAGTGTTCAATGCTCTTGATGAGAATGGTCTTGAGACATATAAACCCCCAGTAAACGCTGAGGCAAATGATATGTTTGAGGATTGGATTTCAAACAATGAATATTTGCAACCGTCTGACCCTTATCAATATGAGAGATTGAGAGAGGTTGATATTCCAGATGGTAGGGGTTGGCTAATGCCTAATGGTAGAACTTTTGAGTTGGCTCCTGGTACTGAGCATGATATGTATTTCTATGATGGTCTTGAATGGGGAGGTATCAGATACAACGAGGGTGGAGATGGAATATCTATTGGTGCAATTCCAACTCCTGATCAGCTTGAGAAAATTGTTGGAATGATAAACAATAACGATCAGACAGAGCTTACTGTTGATGTGTTCAATGGGCGATTATATATGGATACCTATGTTCTTGCTGGAGTTGATTCAGCAGATTTGATTCATCAGTTTACAGGTATGTTGTCGGACTTTGAGAGTGTTGGTGCCAGGACAGAGCGTATGGTTGATCTCAAGAATGATCTCTGGAAAAATAGGGAATGGGGATTGAATGAGCTTGTAAGTTCTGGGGAAACAAGAGATACCTGGTATTACCATGAAGCCAATCGTGTTGTTGATGGGATGCCAAAACGAATGACCAAAGATCAGTTCTGGAATTACATCAAAAAGAAAGTAAAGAAAGCAGAACTTGAATCTACTGGTATGGATGCCTGGTTGAAGCAATGGGATGGCAAGTGGATATACAAAGAGGATGCTCAGAATTTCTTGAGAACTCATAACTATGAGAATGACACAATAGTTCTTGGCGATAATCCATATAAAGATAAGTGGAAAAAGGCTTTTGAAATAGCGAGAAAGGACAAGGAGAAATCTGGGCGTTTATATACTGATTTGGATATGAAA